CTGCCGGGTAGGACTCGGCCCGGCCACCTGCGCCATGTCCGTTGCAGGGTTAATCCCCATCGTATCTGCACGCCCAGTGAATCGGTTTTCGTTGCCAATCCCTGCCGCGCCAGTGAACGGGTTCAGCCCCCGGGTATCTGATCTGCCAGTGAATCCATTGGGATCGCCTATATTCGCCTCTTGCGTGAACGGGTTGACGCCTGCGGTATCTGCCGGTCCTGTGAATCGGTTTCCAGAAAGTCCATCAAGCCCCTGTTGAGACGACTGCATAGACTGCTGAGATCCCATCTGCGGATTCGATTGAGGACCACCTGTAAACATTCCACCGGGGTTAATGCCTCCACGAACATCCCCGGCAAAGGGATTGGGGTTAATGCCCTCATCTCTTGATGCCCGGGGCAGCACTGATCCAGAATTTGGATTCTGACCCATCGTCTGGGCCTGCGCACCAGCAAAAGGATTGAACGGTCCCGCGGATACTGCCCCCACATTTGGGTTTATGCCAGCAGGATTCACCGCCGCATTTGCGTAGCGATTCCCGCCGACTCCGGCATAGGGATTGGCGTCCAGATAATTGCCGGCCACAGTGTCCCGCATCGCCTGAACTGAAGGGTTGCTATCGCTGAACGCGGTACGCATCCCCTCCAAGCCTGCAAGGGTATCGCCGCTTAATCCGGGGACCAGTGATTCAGGGGCAGCAGGCGTTTGCTGCGATGGCGGAGGCGTGTATGCCCCTGTCATCGGATTGTAGTAACCGCTTGACCCGCCGAAGGGATTTCCGTCACTCCCGTATGGGGTGCCGTAGGACGGCCTCCCTCCGTAGTGTTGCGGCGCAGACTGAGTGCCATAGCCCTGATTCCCCGCAAGCCCCATGCTCGTGTTCACGAGGAAATCCAGCGCCCTCTGAATCTGAGGCGGAACCTTTTGGGCTGATGTTACAGTTTGCTTACTGCCGCCAAATAAACCACTCATCTATCTCAGCTCCATCACAGTGGCCTTACGGCCCCATCCGCGTTTCTCTAATTTTTTCACTAATCCATCCCGGCAAGACGCCTCAATGCAATCCGCGTCAATCAACTTTTTGTAATCCAGCAGAGTGAACTCCATTTCGTCCACCCACTCATCCCAACGACCTCCAACCAACATAACCACAAAGATCATTTTCTTCCGGGGAAGTTGGACGACCTCAAGTATAATCCCAGCCATCAAGTCCTCCCCCTCGTGAGCAATCCACAGCACAGAATCGCCGCTTTTAATTCGACCTAAAAGGTCACACGGGGCCATTGCATCCCCCTGTCCATGCCTCAATCCCCGCTCGACCATCGGCAGGAAATGGGGCCACACGACATCAACTTGTTCGGCAGTCACCTGTGATATCACGGCCCCCTCCCGATTACGGTGATGGCGCGTGACCCGCTAGTGGCCTGTTTTCTCGCAGCCTTATTCGCCGCAGAAAGGGCAGACTGGTACATGCTCTCCCATACCTGAAGTCGTTCGTCATGCATCAGGAACGGTGTGGCAGCTACCAGCGACCCGTACAGATACAGATCAGGATGATTAGCCAGTATCAGGTTTGACGTGTTACCCGCAGACAGCGGTTCTACAGCCGCGTAATACCGCATCACCCCAGAATAGGTTGAGTCTGGTGCCCGGTCGAATTCCAATTCGTCACCGTTGATCGCGTAGGTCCGTGGTTTACCAGTACCGGTCTGGCTCTGACGGTCCAACTCGGCAGGCGATACCGCCGTAAGGGGATATCTGGATGAGTCCGTCAGGTAAATAGACCTCTCCCCCAAAAAGTCATCAGGGAGGATCGAATACCGCTCGTTCGCCCCGACCTTAATCACCTCGCCAGTGCTCGCGGTATAATCTGCCGCTGTCGCGCTCGTGTCTTCGCCAGAAAGCTCAAACGTTGTTAAAGTCTTGTTCGCAACCGTAAATTCCCGATTGTTTACCTCGACCATCCCAGCGCATCCCTGGATATACACCGTGTCACCATCGGCATAACCGTGTGCTGCGGATGTCGTGACTACCCCGGGATTGGCTTGCGTGATATCGGTAATGCTGAAAGATGTGCCAGAAAGCAAACTCTGCCGCTTCTGCATCCCTCGCAGGCGTACATCATTGCGGTGTCTGGACTCAGCAAGAGAAATGAATTCAGTAATGCGTGACGTTAGATCGTCTCGCTCAAGCCAGTTTGCTATGGCCGTTTGAAGTTCGGAATACGTGGTAATAGCCATTGCACTACCTCACGTAACCGTAACGGAGATGATAAGACGGAGACATCCGCCCGAGTTTGATGCCATCGCCCCGGAACTTGCACAGGGCAGAAGGCCCCTCAGGGATGATTACTTCAATGCCGCGACCCAGCGCGAATCCAATTAGGAAATCAAGGCAATTCGATTCGAGGTTAAACTCACTGTCATCCAACACGTCAATGCCCCACAGTCCTATGGTTTCAGCCCCCTCATGTATCGCAAGGGCCATCATGTATGCCGGGGATGAGTTGTACCAATCCTTCTGGTCCCATCTCGGGAACCCGGCAAATACCGTCTGCTGCAAATCGTCCAGCGGGTACGGGACCGATCCAGGGATATCCTCGTGCTGCTGCTGCATGTACACCGGCGACAGCCTCGATAGATGCTCCCAGTACCCATCGTCCCTGCATGCCTCCGGCAATTCCAAAAGCCCCCGATCGTGCATCTCGAAGTACCGATGTAATCTCGGCCAACCTTCTCTGTCCCAGGGTAAGCCCCACATCTGCCACTCCGGGTCGCCCCACGGCGCAAAGGAATGCGTCGATGGTGACATCCCGATAATGGCTACTTTCACGCGTAGTGCTTGGCTTGCAGTTTTCGATAGTCTCGGCCCTCTGAAAGGATCTTCATCGTCCGCTTGGCCCTGTCAGTCTTACCCCGGATCAACTCGGAGAACGCATCACGAGTGGTAATGCCCCACAACTTCGCGCTGATCTTCGCCGTGTCCTCAATCATTGTCCCGGGGATCTGGGCCTTGAAGCGAAACTCACTCTTAGCCCTCTGCCCTTGTGCAATCGACTTTACAGTCTTGATAATAGGACTCACATCCTGCGTCGTCTCAACCGTGACCTGACTATGACCAGCACCGTCAGTATGCAGCCAGTGCTTATGCACACGGTCCATAACCCTTTCCGCGCCGAGGAGTTTCATCCCTCGTAGCCCGAGATCGTGGTATATCCCGTCACCCCACCAGTACCCGATGCAGCCAAGACGAGATTGGCAGCGCCGTTGGTTTTGATGGGGTTCGGAAACACCAGCGCCAAAGACTCGTAAACGATGAAAGTCTTTATCACCGTCGATCCGTCTTTGAGTTGCAGAGTCTTACCGATTACCGATGAATCAAACCCGCCACCAATACAGGTCACGAAATTCGCCATGCCACCGGTGGGAGCCGCAAGCGTAGACGTACACGCAGCATTGTCAGCCGAGTCATCGTCGTGCTTATCTGAAGCCTTTTGAGTTTCAGACATTAGGCTTTCGCTGCCCAGCAGGAGAACCGACGAACATCACACGATATCGCTGCTGCCGCGTTCGATTCGAGATAGAACACCGGCGAGACTTCCTCGTCGTCATCCAGAGCCGCTGTGTTTGTGTAGACCAAAGTCTTGTCCACAAACATCCGGGAGGCCCCATCCGCGTCCACCTCAACCCGTAGCCGCTGATACGTTCCAGCCGCGGCGATGTTGGTGGCCGTGTCCAGAGTGTCAGCAGTGAGATCCTGCGTGGCAGCCTCGTCGGACTTGTTATGCACCCCGTGAAGGGCATCTGCATCAGTCAGTCCAGAGTCAAACCAGAGTCCACAAAGATCGTCCTGTACCAGGGTTGCCACCGTGGTCGCACCAGTCACAGCAGGGTCAAGCGCATCCGCAGCGGTCCCAAGGAACCCGCAGAACATCGCCCGGGCAGTGATCGCGGAAACGTTGGTTAGCTCCACGTCAATCGCCATCATCCCATGCGTGTCAGGCTGATAAACCCCTGCATCCAGTCCCATGGCAATCAAATGCGCTGCCTCGTTGGTCGTGGTCAGCCGCATGACAATCCCTCCTTCTGCCGCAGCTTGTGCCACCGCACCGGAGTCAGTCTCTGCCACCCCTTGTCCAAACACCCGAATACCAGAGCCAGGGATTACCGCTTCCGCATCCGTGTTGGCGACCGCCTTGCCTGCCTGATCGTTGAACTGCGACGAAACGCCGTAGAGGTTCGGCTGATCAAACGAGACGGGCGACCAGTAGGGCGAAGCCAGCGTACCCTCGTTGAAGTACAGGATGCTGTTGGTCGTGTCGTAATACTGGGAACCGGGTCCAGCAGTACCGGCAAGGGTTCCAGCCGTACCGCTCGCTGGGCCTCCTGCGCCAGAAAACGTACTGATTGCTGTCCCAGATAGCGTCACTGCCACATTGCCCGAGACGGTATCTACCACGTCCACCGTGTTGTCATCTTTTTGCTTGATTACAAACATTGTTTCCCTCCTAAAGGAAACGGGGGCCGAAGCCCCCATCGGTTACGAGGTGGTCAGGTCCGCGATAATGCCGCTGGATTTCTCGTTGCGCACCTCAAGGGTGTACTCAGAGAGAATCTGCCGAGCGTCCGAGTCACCCGTTTTCGCAATGTCGAACGAGTGCATATTTCGACCCGGGAGGTGAGCGATTGCAAACATATCAGTTTGCAGCACAAGCCCATCCCTTGCCCGTTGGAAACGGTTAGGGATGATCTTGATCTCACCGAAATCGCTTTCATAGACCGAAAAAGTCGCGTGCAGAACCGAATCCTCGGCCTTCTGAACGCTGGACGAGTTCCCAGCAAACTCAGAGGCTTTCTGACGGTTGAAGCCGCCGACCATCAGGCAATCAGGATTGCCCCCCTGATCCCAGGCTTCCCGCAGAACCTCTTTCAGGAAAGACTCCTGAAGTGCTCGCTGGGTGCCATCGTTGCGGGCATCAGTGCCGTCCGCAGCAGTCGGGTCCGTTCCATCGGACGCCTTGGAACTGTTGGTTTTCAGCCATGCTCCAATACCAGCAAGCTCAGCCGCCAACGTGTCGTTGCCCGTAACTTTGATCTTGTTGGCAAGTAAAGCAGACTCAATGTCCCGCTTCAGTTCGTTGCCTTTCTTGAGCATTTGATACTCAAGCTCATCGGCTCGCCCTGCCGTATCAACCGATCTGGCAGAACCCGATACACGGGCGTCCAGCGTGCTGATCTGCGTGCGATTGTCCAACCGGACCGATGCAGTAGCAGAACCCTGCGGGGCGTCGTCACCCTCAATTGCGGCATTGCTGCTCGATGCAGCCGCCAGCACGTCAGTTTGCCACTCGTGCTTACGCGCAGTGGCCTCAACGTGATCAATCGAACTCAGAAAAGGAACGTCAACCGGGGAAATGTCGTAAATCGTGTTGGCGAGATCCTCGCGGATACCAACCATGTCGTTTGTTGCGTATGTGCCTGTGGGCTGGGCCATTTGTGACCACCTCCATTAAAAAAACGAATAATTGTCTTTTTGACGGAGGCTGGCATCGTCTCTCGTCGAATCTCAGGTTGAGTTTCGACTGGCTTGGTCTACTACTCGCCCCCGAAGGGGCAAATCAATGCTTTGTCAATTGCAAGCCGGTGGCTTTCCGGCTTACTTCTGTTTCAGTTGTTCTTTCCTCAACTCCATCGCAATCGCGAGGGAGTCTCTTGTAGATTTAGAGTTTCGCAAACGAGCGCGGAGACTGTCAACCTTCTTTTTCGACACCTGACCCCCGTCCTGCTTAGACCCAGGCTTCATCACTTTGGGAATGGACTTCAATTTCTTCTCTGTCACTTTCACCTTCCCTTGTTGCTCGTCGTACAGCATCGCTTTACGAGCAATGACAATCAGCCGATGATCCGCCGCGTGTTGCAGTTCGTCAGTGCTGAATCCAACATCATCAGTCGTCAGGTAAGACACGATCCGCTGCCTCTCATCTCCTGCCACTTTCTCGCTTCGCCACTCTGGGAGTTTGTCCAGCAATCGCTGATGCTCAACCTCAAGTTGTTCGGCTAGAGCAATGTCACGCTCACGCTTCTGCTGTGCCTGCCAGTTCTGTGCGCTTCTTGCTGCCTCCATCTTCGTCTGTTGGATTTCCTTCGCCCGGTCCTCCATCTCAGCACGTTTGATCGAATACTGGGCGGGGTCTTCGGTCTTCAGAGTCGCCCAGTCAACCGAATTGACCTCGGCAGTCAGCATCTGCTCGGCCTTGCCTATCATCGCCAGCGTCTGTTCGTACTGGGTTAGCAGATATTGCTCTTTCTGCTCATTCTCTCTCGCAGCAGCAGCCCGCTTTTCTTTAGCAGCAGCCAGAATGTCATCGGCTGCCGCAACTTTCTGCGCAGTCGCCTTGAGATCGCTGATCTTGAACTCAACTGGCTTGCCGTTTACTTGCTCTGTGATCGTCAGCCCATTGAAGAAATCATCATCAATATCCAGGTCCATCTCACGAAGCGAGGCTGTGAGGTCGGCAAGGCTCGTGATGGGGTCGCCATCCGGCTCGTCATCGGGATTGACCTCATTGTCTTCGCCAGATTCGTCGACCACCTCGGGCAGGGAATCGTCTTGATCATCCTCGATGATTTTGGACTCTCCGGGGGATTCATCCTTAATTTCCGGATCGACCGGCGCAGGAACCTCGCCGTGATAATTACGGCCAAATCGCTCTTTAGCCAACAGCGCAAGCGGTTTGGGTTCCGGGGCTGCTGTCTCGATTACTTCCGCTTCATCAGGCATTTTTCTTCGTCCTCTCTGCTTCAATTTGTTTCTCGGCCTGTCTGCCTCGCGCAATCTCTACAGTCAGGTCATTCTTGAACTTGTCCAACAGCCTCATCATCAACCGGCAATTGAGTTGCGCCTCTGTGTCGTTGATGTCCGTCTTGCGCCATGCCGCAGTGATGTCCGATTCCATCTTCTCCAGCGCGCTCACGATCACCGGATTATCCAGAGTCTCCTTGACCTGCTGGCCTCGTCGAAAAATCCGATTCAGTTTCGGAAGATCAATCAAACTTTGCTCCCAGGTACGTTTGTACCACTGTTCAGTTCAAGTTGCGTCAACTGGGTGGCGATCTTCTCCATCTCCACCATGATCTTGTCATCTTGCTCCTGCTTCCGTTGCTCCAACTCGGCAGACTTCACGCGATTATCCGCCACCATCTTATTGATCTCGCGCTCATGCCTCATCTGATCACGCTCACGATCCAACTGCATTTTCTGCATCTCCAACTGCTGCTGACGCTGGATCATCTCCTGCTGCTGCTTCTGAAGCGCCTGCTGCTCTTGCTGCAATCGCATCTGCTCCTGATTCGGAGGCGGGGCAGGCTGGCCTTTCGGGTCCGTGAAGAATCGCCCCGGTTGACCCAGGTTCGCAGTGGCGTTCTTGACCACCGATGTCAGAGTCTCGTGAATGTTGTCAGGAGTCACCAGTAAGCCCATGCCGCCTGACTCAATCACTTCCTTTTGTTTCTGCCAGATGTCATTCAGGTGGATCATATTCTGCTCACGAGTACCAATACCCAGTCCAATGTTGACAGTCACATCATACCGGGTGCGCCATCCTGATGGGTCTACCGGCACCCACTGGCCCCGCAATTTCACCACCTCGGCCTTATCCTGATGCTTTCGTTGCAGTTCATGCAGATGCCGAAACAAGGATTTGATGCCAGTCTCTGCAAAGATTCGACAGATCGCCTCGATCTTCATCCGCGATACGTCCATCGCAGACCCCAGAACACTTTGTTGGATGTTCTTCAGCGCATCCGGGGATAGCGCCTCACCCTCGGCCACAACGCCCGTTCTGTCGCGTTTTACCTTGTCGAAGTATTCCAGCATGGGGAACGACTGCGCCGCCGTGAAGGGGACTGTAAGCTCTTTGTGAGCCTCGCCTACCGGACGGCCTACATCCACAATCCGGCCCGGGCGCGAGGTCATCAGGTCGTCCAGAGTGTCCTCGGTCATCGCCTCATCCCAGACCATATGGCCGGGTTGATTGGTTTGGTAGAGATTGTCCAGTATCTGACGTTCCAGAGTCGTGGAAACCTCTTGCAAATCCATAACCTTCTCAGCCGCCGCCATACCAAAATGCTTATGGGGCAGCGGGTGCGGGGTCAGAACGTGAAACGGTTGCCGGTCCGTCATCTCGTTAGAAAGAATCTCATTACCAGCGCAGAACACTTGCCGCAATTCAGCCCGGCCATCCTCGTCATAATCAACCTTGATATACACTTCTCGCAGACAAACCATATCCTGCGACCTGTCAGAAGGCTGATCCCCTCGCTCGTCGGTCTTGTTATACCGGGAAATCTTCTCATCACTCCCCTGAGCATCCACATTGCCCACTGCTGGCAGGCTCTCTACCGTGTCCTCATCAAAACCCATTGCCAGCAGGTCGCTTCGTGTGATTTCACGCTCATGCCCCACCATTCGCGCCCGGCCCGGGTCCAGATGCCTCGCGTCAGCGGAAATCCGGTATTCTTCCGGGGGCACGTTCTCCACCGCAGTCCGCCCAGACTTGCACACCCGCCGAAACTCAATATCGTAGACCTCGGCATCCATCAGAGCATTTCCGTTGATCACAGTGGTCTTCATGTACGGCTCAGAGCGTGAAACCGCCTCCAGTTCATCATCCTCCATCAACTGGGCGATCTCCGGAACAGTCAACCCGGTATATTTCTCCGTGGATACCTTCTCCGACTCATCCCACCACGCTTTCACGATGCCGTTTTTCTGTACCAGCGCATCGAAGAACCAAAAGAACATCAATTCAAACGAATCAATATGCTTGAAAAATACATAAGTGATGTAATCAGTCTCCTGCGCCGCCTGAGCCTCATCATCAGGCCCACCGGGGTCAAACGAGATCAGATTATCTGCGGTCGTGAACATTCGAAGCAGTACCGGCATGATCGAGTCGATAACTTCCATCACATCAGACGCCACTACCTGGGACATTCCCTCAACTTCGTTGCCGAGTTTCTTCGACAAGTAGTAGTCCCACGCCTTGGCCCGTTCGATGGATATCTCCCCACCGGGAGCGCCCATCGCATTCGTCATTTCCTGGTCGATTATCGCCAGAAGCCTTCTGTCATCCATCATCGGGGGTTTTCCTCGTTCGACGTTTCGGCTCAGGGTCCGTTATCGTCGATTCCAGTTCGTCCATCCGGGCAGTCAGCGATTCTACTTCATCCACCAGTCCGTTCACCGCTCGCCGCACATGGATCAGCAACTGCTTTGTGCTCATGCTGTCGTTGAGTTTATTCATATCATCGCCACCCTTCGGAATTTGTCTTTTCGGTTGATCTTGTCTCTTGATTGAGCCTTGGCGCGCTTCAGATTTGTGATCGCGTGCCTCGTTGCCGACATCAGCGGATAGCCCTCCTGAGGGACCTTCGCATCTTCCCGATAGAACGTCTTGAACTCGTCAATCCAGTTCTTCAACCTCACGTCAGTTTTGAATCGCCCTGTCTGTTGGCGCTCCAC